AGCAGTTGGCATCAATTAAACGCGACACGCGGGCAAGCTTTGAAGACGCAGTGGTTCGCGCTACGCATAAAGTGATGGCTGAACTTGAGGCACAGCCAGTGCAGGAGCCTTTACACATTGTGCAATCAAACGGACAACACAGTCCTTTGTTGACGCACATGATGAACAAACGAACCGCCCCACCAAAGCGCGAATGGGTAGAGCTGACGCAGAAAGAAGTGCAAGAGATACACGACACTTATCACAAACGAATGGGGCCACAGGAATTTGCATCCATGATTGGAGCCAAACTCAAGGAGAAGAACAATGGAACGTGAAGCATTGAAGCTGGCGCAGGAGTCTGAGATTCTGACCATTGTGTACCAAAGCGGTTACCACGATGGCAAACAAGCAGCACTGGCTGGGCGGGAATGGAACTTCTGCGAACGCTGCGGTAAGCGCACGGCAGACCTGACTGTTATCCACACTTGCACACCACCACAGGGGGACGCATGATTTGCAATCAACCCCAGTGCAAGGCGTGGACGCGCGTGCTGGAGACGCGGCACAAATACGACAATGAAGTCTACCGCCGGTATGAGTGCGCCAACGGCCACCGGTTCTCCACGATGGAAAAAGTGAAAGTAAATCGTGCAGCCCACCCGACTAAAACAGATTGAGCAGGCACTCAGAAAACGTCCCATGACTTGCGTGGAATTGGCCGTTGCCGTGTTCCTGTCAGAGCGTGCGGTGATGTACAACGTGAAGAGGATGCATGAGCGCGGCCAGGTCTACGTTGCAGGCTGGTCGCGCACCAGCGGGAGGACTGCCAGGGTCTACGCTTGGGGGATAGGAACCGACGCCCCACGTCCACCAGCTTACTCAACGTATGAGCGCGTCAAGAAAGTGCGTGAGCGTGAGTCCCAGGAGGAGAAAGATTTTCGTCTGGCGCGTGAGCGAGGCAAGCGCAGGAAGATCAAGGTTGATCCGCTGATGGCGGCTTTTTACTCAATCCCCAAGTAGTCCGCCACTATTAGGTATCCCTTGGCCGCCCATGTAAGCAGCACGCCGTCCAGCTTGAGTTCCAATCAGCTTAACGGCTGTATTAACCTTCTGCTGTAGCAGTGCCATTGCGCTATTGTCAACAATAGCTTTCTGCACCAGTTGCGGGTCACTAGACACCATTACCTTGGCGACTGCATTGCGCTGCTCTTCATTAAGGTTCGGAGCCTGCTTGTTGATGAACTTACCAAGGACCCGCATGGCTGTCATTGGGTTCGTGATATTCATCAACTCTTCCGCTGAGATGTCCATCCCTACTCGTGCAGCTTGGCCTTGTGTAGGTGCGGTAGTTGAGCCACCAAGAACAACATTCTTAGTGCGCTGAGATTGTGCCGCCAGTTCAAGCCTAGACAATATCCCTTGCAAGTCATCCTGCGGGTAAATGGTACGCAAGATGCGTCCCTCTTTACTCTCAGGGTTTGCAAGTGTCGCCATCATCGATGAACGCTGGCCGGTACTCATCTTGTTGCGCAACGCATCCATGACACCAGCACGCAATGCACTAACTGATGCTGGATCGCTTATCAGGTCGTTGAAATAGATTTCAGTTTCATCCGCGCTCTTTCCAAATATCTTGCGTCCTTCATTGAATGCGTCACGGGTAGAACGTCGTGCAGCAGCCTGGGCGCGTGCATCTGCCAGCGCCTTGGATGAACTATCAATTGCAGCGCGTAATGAACCCTCAACATTTTTGAGCGCCTCACCTACAGCGCCACGGCCACCGGTATAAGCCTCGTTGACCGATGTTTGGATGCCACGGCGAATAATCTCGGCATCTTCAAGCGTAGGTGCGCGACTGAACTCAACATCTCCAGATGCGTTAAATGAGAAAAATGGTTTCTTACCGGTTTGCGCGACATACAACTCGTTGATGTTCTTCACCGACTGAGGTGAACGCTTGAGCGCGTCTGTTAACCCAGACAGCAGCAATGGGGATATGACGCCACCCTTGCCAAAGGCATTTGTGTACGCCTCTTCTTCGACTTGTTTTGCGGCAGCGTCAGACAGTTTGTACTGCGCCATGACGTTGCCAGGTTGGCCGGCCAGCCTCTGCTGCATCTCAGACACTGCCAAGCCACGCAAAAGGTCAGGACGATCCTGAATGCCCTTCTGGATGGTTGTGGCTGCCTCTCCACCTTTTGCGTACATACCGCGCACTGCCATTGACATGGTGGCGTTCTCGGCCATGATGTTGCCGCTGACAATGCCCTGCACAACTTGCTCTGGAGTCAAGCCTGACTCTCTGACAATGCGCTGAATCTCAGTCTCAACGATCTTCGCTCCACGGTCACCAGTAAGGCGACGCGCGGAATCCATCAGTTTGTCAACGACAACCCCTCCGCCACCGATAACGCCAGACACAACAGGAGCCGCTACAGCGCCAACCGCTGCACCCATAGGGACGCGAGATAGTCTGTCTGTCACGTCACTCTCTCCGGTGTTAAACGCTGTCACTCCACCGATTCCTGCGCCCCTAGCGGCCATACCGCCCAATCTCGCCATCATTGGCGCTGTACGCGCTATGGCTGCCGGTGCAGCGGCCTGCGCACCAGGCATCAGCATGGTGGCAGCAGTTGGCAGCAACCCGCCTGCGACTTCATATCCAAGTGCAGCGCCTGGCTCTGCCTGCTGGTACGCCTCAATCTTTTTCCTAATGTCTGCAAGTGCAGCGTCGTAGTTCTCACCGGCCATTGATCTCAGATACGCCTCTGCCTCGTCAGCTCCACCCAGCAGCAGACCCTGCGCCATAGAGCGCATCCGCTGCGGCTCAACTGGCGCTGGCGCTTGCTGCGCCATTGGCGCTGCTGCCGGTGTAGCCAGCGCAGCGCGTAGTGCCATAAGTTGCTCTGTAGTGAAACCGGATAAGTCACCGGCCTGCGCCTTGCGCAATTGATCGTCAGTGAATTGGCCTAGTCCATCGCTCATCGCATTGCACCTCCACGTTGTGTCTGAGCGCGTCGTTGCAACTCAGCGTCAATTGCGCTTTGCATTGGATTGCCGCCACCAGTTGATTGGTATGGCGTAACACTGTAGAAAGGCACATATTGCTCAGAACCAGGCAGCGCAGAGAATTTATTCAGATACTGTTGATGCTGACCAATACGGTACTGCGCAACCTTCTGAGCAGTCTGTAATGCAGTCTGCAATTCAGCCGCACTCATATTCTGATCTCCAACTGCTGCACGACGTAGCAATTCACGCTCTGGTGCAGTGATAGCACCTTGGCCCTTCATCTGACCGGCTGCTGTAAGTTCCTGCTGCGCAAGTCCCTGCACCAGTGTCTGAGTCTTAGCAAGAACATCGTTGGCGTCTTTACCAACAATGCCAAACTGCTGACCTACTCGCGTGAGAGTGGTGCGGTAGTCGGCCAATGGTCCGGTAATAGCTCCGCTGAGTGCTGGAAGAATCCTATCAACATTCATTAGGGTCTCGTTGGCAGACCTAGCTTGATCTGTCATTGCGCCCATTTGAGCAACAATGTCCTTGTTGATTTCAACGGATCTTGTTTTTTCACCAGTATTCACCGATACGTTTGTTCCACCAGCAGCACCTGATTGACGTAGTTTCATTACATTTTCAAAGGTCACTGGTGTACCTGTAGCCTTCAAAATTCTGACTTCAGCAGGACTTGCTTCTTCTTTCAATGATTGCAAATTCTGCAAAGTAATGGGCAGATTCAAAGCCTGCAACTTCTTGATGTCATCAGGAGTTGCCTCTTTTGCAGGCATCAGCTTCTGCGCCATGTCAAAAAACTTGCTGGCCTGGTCAGGATTGCTGGCAGCGTAAACGTCTGCCAACTTCATGTACTGCTGCGCCTTGAATGCATTAGCTTCAATACCTTCCGGTGCTTTCTGCGACAGAAAATTTGACACATTGGCCTGCATATCCTTTTTGGATTTTGCCTCTTCCATCTTCTGCTTGGCTTCCATGCTCTGTAGCAGATTCTGCTGCGCTGCCGTGTAGCCCTGCTGTCCTGCGCCATAAGCCTGACCAAGCGCCTGACCGAGTCCCACAGGCGTGCGGCTCGGGCCTGACGATGCCAGCAGTTGCATGGCCGCTGCCATAACTCCTTGGTTCTGTAGCTGCGCCTTTTGTTCTGGCGTCATGTACTCGTTTAGCGCGGATGCACCGCCAAACATATCACCCAGCAAACCAAGTGTGCGCTGTGGTGCTGCTGGTGGCGCTGCTTGCTGTGCCTGATTTTGAAGTGCCATATCAGGAACATTAGCGGCTAGATTACCAAGAGGAATTCCCATTGGGTTATCCCCTGGAGCCACTTGATATGGTCCAGAATTTTCTAATAAATAACGCTCCCAATTGGATTGCGGAGATGGTATTTGTGGAACTTCTGCTTGCGTGCTAAGTAAATCTAGTGGAGCAATTTTTCTACGATTTAATTCCATTAAATAATCATATGGGTATGCCATCTTGTTCTCCTTATCCAAAGTATCCAAGCAGACCGCCGATACCAGCGCCAATTGGTCCACCAAACTGGTAACCAGCAGCAGCACCACCCAAAGCACCACCAACCTGGTTACGGTAGTACGGTTGCGTCTGAGTCATGCCAAGGTTGGGTAGCTGACCGGAAAGAGCGCCAGATGAAATCCCCAGTTTCTCCATACCGATGTTGCGCATTGCATCCATCTGAGCCTGCTCCAACTGCTGACGCGCACTTCCAGCTTGCATTGCTGCTTGCGCACCACTCATTCGCAGACCCTGCTGCTGAGTTCCAAGATTACCCAACTGGTTTGCAGCGCCAAGCCTAAACTGAGCGCCAGCAAGCCCAATGTTTTGGTTAGCCAGTGCAGACTGCTGCGCGAGTCCCGCATTGTATTGATTCATTGCATTTATAGAGGCAGCATTAGTTAACTGAGCCTGGTTTTGTGCGCCAGCGCCAAACTGTGATGCTGCATTTCGTGCGGCCATGTTAGTCAAACCGGCTTGCTGGAGGTTACCAACATTGAATTGAGCCATTGCGTTTTGAGCAGCGGCATTAGTTAGTGCAGCCTGGTTCGCTGCACCAGCGCCAAATTGTGAAGCTGCATTTTGTGATGCTGCATTACTCAAACCGGCTTGCTGCAAATTTCCAGTATTAAACTGTTGCATTGCATTTTGAGCAGCGGCATTAGTTAGTGCAGCCTGGTTCGCTGCACCAGCGCCAAACTGTGAGGCAGCATTTTGTGATGCTGCATTACTCAAACCGGCTTGCTGCAAATTGCCAGTATTAAATTGAGCCATTGCATTTTTAGCAGCGGCATTTACCAATGCAGCTTGGTTTGCTGCACCAGCGCCAAACTGTGAGGCAGATGTACGTTGCGCAGCATTCTGCATTGCAGCTTGCTGTTGGCGTGCAAGGTCTTGCTGCTGCGCAGCCATAGCATTGTTGTAAGCCTGCTCATTTAATTTTGACGATAAATTGCCAGCCTCAGTCCCATATCCAATGTTGGTTTGTGCCTCTGCAACTCCTTGGCGCGATCCACCAAATGCTTTTGCAGCACCGGCCTGCTGTGAAATTTGAAGCAAGGATTTTTGACGCTGTTTTTCTAAATCAGACAAAGCATTTTGAGTGACGTTTTGCGAGTATGGGTTCATGTAGCGCCCAATGTCACCCATGTTTGCCTGCGCCGCATTAACGTCACTTGCACCATAACCCATTGCGCCAGCTAATGCTGCTGGGCCTGTTTGCGCTCCAGCAAAATTAGCTGCCTGATAACCTTGTGAACGTGCAAGTGCTGCCGGTCCAGTTTGCGCTCCACCAAAATTAGCTGCCTGATAGCCCATTGCACCGGCCATTGATGCTGGTCCTGTTTGCGCTCCACCAAAATTAGATGCTTGGTAACCAGTTGCACCAGCCATTGCCGCCGGTCCACCGCTAATTCCTCCAACCATCTGAGGTTGGTAGCCTCCAGCTTGAGCAGTTTGATATGCAGCCTGGTCAACTGACTGAATACCTGGGCCATTAAGTCCTGTATTTATCAGTTGCTCTTCACCCGCCGTGTACAGCGGGTTGAACCCTGCAAATTGCCGTACTGGTAATGCACCAGCCACGCTCTGAGCCTGTCCGATGTTGGCTAGATAAGCCTTCTTCAGATCAGGGTCAATGGATGTTGTTGAAGTTGTGCTGCCGCCGCCTTTAGACATATCGTTCTCCTTACATTTCGAGCAAGCCGCGTAGCTTGCCCTTTGAAATCTTGCCCGAGTTGATAGCGTTCATCAATTCGATACCGTACTTCTTGACCGCCTTGTCGTTGATGACAAACTCGCCATCCTTGAGAGTGGCGTAACCGTCATCTGGTCCCATTGGGTCTAGTCCTCCCAAGTTCTGCATGGAGACGTAGCCGCCTTGCGCAAAGCCACCGCGTGTTCCGCGATCACCGCCGCCTGATGCGTCACCATTGTTTCCACCAGTGGCTCTGCCACCACCATCACTGTCACCACCTCTATCTCCGCTACCCCTATCCATTCCAGAAAAGTCAGTGCTGTTTATGGCATCCCGAACTGCTTGCGTGTCTGGTGTGCTGACAAACCCACCAGTTGGTGCTGGATAGTTTCTTCCTTCATTGCTGTAGTTTGGGTCTACTTGGCTTGCCAAATAATTCCCGTACATACCAGTTAAAGAGCCAACTAAAGGAGATACATAGCTTATATTTTTTCCAAGCTGAGATACGTCATATGCATTTTGGCTAGTCGGTGCAATAAATCCTGCTCCTGGTTCTCCATCAGAGGATGCGCCATATTTACCGCCCCCGCCACCAGTAAGAAGTCCACCAGATGATGGTTGATCTACTATAGGTGCGGGGGTCGGAACTGTGGGTTTGTACGGCGTAAATCCTCCGGTGTAGTCGGATGGATACCCAGTAAACCCACCGCTGTAGCTAGGCGGCATACTAGGCTGCGCTTGCTGGTAATTCGCCATGATCTCTGCATAACGATTACGCCCACCAGATGGTTGAGTTGGGATATTAGGTAGTGGCGCAGCAACTGGCGTGTAGGGTTGATATGCTGGAGGAGTGTAGTATTGAGGCGTACGAACCTGCATAGGTACATATTGGTTATCTGGAACGCCAATAGGCTGCGACATAGTAGCGTTGCTCACGCCAGCGGCTGCTGCATCAGCAGGACTACCATACGCTGTCCCATCAGGACCGTACACAATCACTGATGGAGATGCATTTTGACCACCTAGACTCATATCACAACTCCTTAGACAAAATATGCCATTTAGGGACATATCCTTCATCTGCTAAAAATGTCCTTGCCCAACCTTTACGGCCAGCCAAGGTAACTCGCGTGCAACCAATCTGCTTACCCCAAGCCTCGATGTATGGTCGCATCCGCTTGAGTTCATCTAGGTCGCCGCCAGCAAGAAAATAGTGCAGATTCTTGAGTCGCGGATAGACAATGATCTCTGTAATGACTGCGCTATTGACCCCAGGCCAAAGCTGGAATCTGTTTTCCTCAACACCCTGCGCAACATCTTCAAGGGTATGAGTGCCTTCTGAGTATTCTAAGGCGGCTTCAATGTGTTGTGCCAACCGCCAGAAGTCCTCCATTACCGTTTCCCTGCCGACGTAGCCTCCAACCGCATCACGCCAACCCGCCAATCTTCCAGGACATTGCCGGTTACCTTCATCTTGACTGACCGGCCAGAGAATCGGGTATCGGTTGGCGCTTTGGCGTTAAACGGGCCGTAGCTTGTCTCTGCCGATGTCGGGTACATCCTGGCCGTGAATGAGATGGCGACCTCTCCCAGAGTCTGCTCGTCAGGAATTACCGATCTTACGGCCATCACGTTGTCGCCGTTCCCAAGTTCAATCGGACCGGACTGCGCGTAAGGAGCCACCGAGTCGTATGTATATCCGACCTCATGGTCGTAGATGTACCCGTCAGTTCCAACCATCATAGGGTTGACAAATACGCCTCTATCTGTTCCAGCGGTGCGTGCCATCAGTCCGAAATACCATGTACCTTCCCGATAGTTATAGGTGACATAGCTATCACATTCGGTTGAGGATAGTGACGGGTACAACCAGGTCACCTCTCCATAGCTAGAGTTGTGGACGGCGTAGACTTTGGACGCTTGGTTCAGATTCATGTTATTGAATACATAGTCACCAACGTCGCACATCATAGGCTTGACAAACCCGTCGTAACTCCAAAATCCAGATTGACTCATCCACATTGCGGACGTGTCGATTGCCGCTACAGCTTGCGAGGAGATGACGCCGCACCCGCTACCAACCTTCTCAAAGCTGTAGACGTAGGGCAGTCCGATGTAGCTGGCGACGTGCGCGTCGGTGTCGGTAAACAAGATGTTGACGCCACGCACGCGCTTGCCGCACCTCAAAGAACCTGGTGTCGCCAATTCAAAGTCACCGGCCTGGTTGGTGGCTGCCGCCGTCCAGGTTGTGTTGTTCTCCTGATCCGACCACTTTACTAAGCGCGGGTTACCCGATGCACCCAAAGCAAACATGATGCGCTCACTGGTGACCATCACCGCCGCGCAGCTTGTCGGTGCGTTGGTGATAACTGCCGCCAGCGTAGGAGTTGTGAAACCTAGTTGCCATTCGTATAGCTTGCCGTCTGTGCTGCTGCACGCAACCAGGTACTCTCCCCAGGTATCCATGCTCCAAGTTGTGGCCGGTACTAATCCGGTGTCAAGACGCGCAGTGCCATACGATAAATTCCCATAAGTGTAGTAACCATATCCGGTTGTGGAGGTGGCGTCAGCGGAACCCGCAGTAAACCCTGTTGGCGTGATGTCCTTCAGAGTACCTCCGACATTCATCGCGTACAACTTGGACTGAGTACCAGCAGCAGCAAAACGTGCCGCGCTGTTGTCTCTCCAGGTGATAAGCCCTCGACACTTACCCGTCATGGCAGACGTGGACTTGACCCGCCACCCGCCAATCGGGCGCAAAGTATTCTCAAACCAGCGCACCAAGTTGGAGTCGTACCAGCGGCCAACCGCCTGGTACTCAGTGCCGTTGCGGTAAACGCCTGGGGGAATTTTGAGAGGAATGAGTGCCATGATTACACCGATAGGTTGGAGACAAACGACAGTGTAACGATGGCCGACGGTACTGCTGGCCTGGTTGGGGAAGTGCCTGCCGGATACTGCTCAATCGACACTCCGACATCAGTAGGCCGCCACATGATTTCCACATAATCGTTTGCGTTAAGGTTGACAAAGAAGTTCATTGCGGCAATTATGTGGAACGGATCGCCAGCGCCTTTTCTGGGTGCAAACCCAAACCTTGAGTTCGACTTGTCAATGTTTGTTCCATTCTTTCTGAACCAAACGTCAACGTCTTGAGATGCGTTTGTCGTGTTCGTAAACTGGATAGAAAACTGCACGTTGTAGATGCCAGACTGCGATACGTTCAGCCTAGATGAGTTTGAGAGCGTAACGCCGTTGCTGAAGTCGGTGGTGTTAAGCGTGATGGCGTAGGCGGTTGTAGTGTTAGCCGCCACCTGGTCTGTGGAGTCCTGGAACGCGCCATAAGGTGCGTTGAGATACTTGCCGCCACGCGGTCCAAATAACGCTGCTAGGGCGTTTGTGACGCGGTTAGCGTAGTTCCCGATGTTGCTGAATGTCTGGCTAAAGAACAGGCGGTCATATGTATCACCAGGGTTACCGATATTCGGCTGCGCTGGCGTTGTGATCTGGCCGCTGTAATCGCTCATATGTTTCGTTCAAAGTGTGGGCAATCCACCAGCGATCTGAAGTTACCGCCCCAGCGGTTCTTTGGGTACAGGCTTTCCCAGTAGGCTCCAATCGGAGCCAGGATAGCTTTGTCCCAGATTATTTTTCCATCCTTGAAGAAGTTTAAGTCCATCGCGCACCGCTTTAGGTGGATAGAGTTCATGGTCTTAGACCGACCTGTCTTAACGTAGATGGCCTGCTGCTCCGGTGTACGGGCTAACTCGCCACCAGTGACCATAAAACCCTGTTCTGTGGCGTGCTGGATCAGCTTGCACATATCCAACAGGAAAGCTGCCTGCTCTTGACTTAGGCTCATTTTGAACTCCTCATTTCTGCCAGCTTCTCTACCGTTCTGCCACCAAAGTAAGCGCCCATGATTAGCATTCCCCAGTTACCCAGCAGGGTCACATAGGACTCGTTGGCGTTGAGGCCGTAGGCGCTCATCATGGCAAACAGGAAATAGCCCATAAATATGGCTATAAGGCTCATAGGCCGAATGTTCTTTGAGAGCCATGAATCAGAGTTCATGTCTGCCTGCCAACGGTCTGTAACGTTCTCCGCATCAGACTGTGCCGCCCTTGCCAGCAGTTCCAACTCGGCCATCTCTAACTTGGCCTTCTCAATACCCAATTCAATCAGGCGCTCTTCGTGCTGATACTGCAACTCACGCAAGCGCTCAACATCAGCGGGAGTTGGATTGTCGGGAATCTTCACGCCTAGCGTGTTTTCGACCACCTCCTTACCCTTGGCCTGGATAGCGCTGGATAGCAGTCCTAAACCGCTTTCAGCTAACGTGCTGAGTAGTGCGCCGATGATTGGAATCATTTATCTTCCTTTTTAAACGTGGTTTTCATCCCGGCCCTGTCTTCCAAAATGGCAATGTGCAGACGGTTGACTTGAATGTCATCCCTGTTTTTTTGGATTTCTTTTTCCAAGTCTTGGCGTAACTTTTCCCTTGCCAACTCAGCGCCCGTGTTGCTTGCTTGCTTGTTGTCAGAGGTCACCACCAAGCTTATTTTGCTATTGAGAATAGTGACTTCGTGGGACAGGTTAGACAGAGCCGACATGAGATAAACCACGCACGAAAACAATAGCGGCAACAAAGCAAATGTGATTTTCTCAACCAAGGCGCTTTTTGTTTCCATTGCTTGGATTTTCTCTTCGCTCATATCAAAAACCCCTGTTCGTTATAACGTGAACCGTAATACTCAGTAACGGAACAACGATAGCTGATGCACCAGAAATCCAGAGTGTGTTCATAATGATTGCAACTTTCACTTCCTTGTCCTTTTGTTTGCGCTCCGCTTCTTCTCTCTCTAGCGTGTTGCGCTCCTTGATCATCCTGGTGCGCTCTGCCATCATCTCTTCCCAAACCTGGGCATTCCCCGAATAAAAGAGAATGTCCTTCAGTTCCTTCTCATGTTCCCGCAATGCTTTAGATGCCATTGCAATCTGTAGAGCCTGAGAACTGATTTGTGCATCTGTCTTTCCTATGCTCGCAATCCTGGCTTTGCTGCTTGCTAGGTGAACTGTATCCGCTGCTTGATAAAAACCGCTGAATTCTTTGTATAGGCCGTGGATGTCTTTACCAAGAGCAATGGCTTTTTTATTCCAGCAACAGCAGCTTGTGCCGCCATAAAAGCCGTTATGGGGTCCATTACTTTGCGTTCACAACTACCCAACGGCAGATGCGTCCATCTTTGTCAGTGAATTCGTTTGCACCCATCTTTTTGTCCTCTTCTCGTTTAGGAATCCGACAAACTAAAACTGTCTTTGTCTCAGTGTTAGGCCAGGGACTTTCTGCTGAGACCACCTGATCAATCACTTGTCTGCCTTGTTTTCCAGCTTGTCAAAGATGCGCTCCAATGTCGCGTCAATCTTGTCCAGGCGGCTCTCAATGTCTGCTTTGCTGACGTAGTTCTTTGGCAGATCAATCTCGATGGCCTTGATGTCATTCTTCAATGCCTTGACCGAGTCCCATATTTCTTTGCACCACCAGCCAACGGCGACCAGGATCGCTCCACCGATGAAGTTGAACATTGGTTGAAATTCCATTTACGCGCTCCAGTGCTAAGTGTTAAACGCCGGTTGACCCTGTCATGTCAGTTTGAGCCATAACCCATGCGTAGCACTTAGCCAAGAAAGTAGCACCAGTTTGCGCCTCTACTTCAGCCAACGGGCAGTGGTAACGGCGAAAATCCACATCCCGCGTGTCATCATCACTTGGCTGCGTTGCGTAGCCAGCGACATCAATCATCACTGAGTGACGGCTGTCTACGCTGCGCGTGCGGCTTACTGCTGCTGTAACAATGCGAAAGTAAGCACCCGCAAAAGGAACGCCATACTGCGAAGTGGAGAGATTGAGTTGAATAGCCATGATTGTTTCCTTAGTAAGTCATTTCAGTTGTTCGCACTTGTGCAACCCAGCGAATTGTGGTGGACGCTTGACCAGTAACTGTGATTGTTATACAGCCCAAAGTAGTATTTGCTGTGACAGCTACTGCCCATGTTGATGCCCCTGCATCTGCATAACTTGATGTCACTGTGGGTGTACCAACGAGTGCCGTAGCCGCAGCATTAGCACCACGCTTGATTGCGCCTTCAATAAACCAACCCTTGGTATTACCGCCGCCTGTGACACCAGCTATGACTTCACCACGAAAATAATATGCTGAATTGTTGGGTAAAGTTAACTGGTTATCTGTTGATACTGTGTTTGCATCAGAAGCTATTACAGTGGCAGTTGCATTTGTTGTTTGCCTACCAAGAATAAGCATTCCAAGCTGCGAAACGCCCAAAGAACTTGCAATTGGTGCATCAGATGCTGCTGATACTATTTTTCCATTAGTTCCGCGAGCACTGCCGTAATTCCCACCTATAACGGCTGACTTTACACCATTAGCAGCGTTATTTTCACCACCTAAAACTACCGCGCTAGAAGTTGATGCGGTATTAGAAGAACCAGCAAAAACTCCAGAATTAGCAGCAAAGGTACTAGCATATTGCCCTAAAGCAAATGAATAATTTGCTGATGCAGCGGCTATTGACCCAAGTGCTACTGCACTAGTGGCAGTTGCACCATAGGTGCTTGTATTATCCGTAATAGCAGCAGCAAAACTATCTGTACCTGATGCGTAGGAACCACCCAGCGCCATTGCTCCTGCGCCTGTAATGGCTACCGATGGAGTGCCTCCGCTGTTATTCCCAAGAGCAACGCTATTTGCTGATTGACCGCTGGTGCGGATTGCAATCGTTTGGAAATTTGTTCCATCGCAAAGAATACGAACACCTTGCCCCTTTGAAAGTTTCCAAGTCGTATTCGCGTCAAGCGTCTCAGAACCTGATGGGTCAATCGTAATAGTTCCCGTTCCAGTATTGATAATCTGAACATTAAATCCAGAGGCCAACGTAGCCGCAGCAGTCAGACTCACTGTAAATGTGCCACTGGTGCAGTTAATCACCGTACCGTTGTCACCAGCAACAACCGTGTAGGCTCCCGTTTTGTTGGAAATGGTTAGGGTTCCCCCGCCGCCACCAGAAGCAGTTGTCCAAGTAGGCGCAGCGCCTGACCCAGCAGATGTAAGTACTTGGCCTGATGTTCCAGAAGCACCCGTCAAAGTCAATGCAGTTGTGATATTTGCAGATGCAAGAGTAGGAGCAGTCAGCGTCTTATTGGTCAGAGTGTCGGTAGTCGCCTTGCCAACCAGGGTATCTGTAGCCGCTGGCAGCGTAAGGGTTGTAGTGCCAGCAACTGCTGTAGCCTGCACCGTGGTTGTTCCTGACGTAGACCCTGCAAACTTTGTAGTGCCAGCAAGCGTGATCGTCTTACCAGTGCCAATGTTTAGACCAACGCTGGTTCCGGTTCCAGCCGCAGCAAATACCGCGTCAACCGAGTCTAGGTCGGTATTGATCTTGGTTCCCCAAGTATCAGTACTAGCCCCAACCTCGGGTTTGGTTAGTAGTAGGTTGGTCGTTGTCGTATCAGCCATGATTTACCTCATTGGGTTGTCCAATCCTTGGACGTTACGCCTAATGGTGTCCAAGTATCGGTATTGTCAGAAATTATAGTCCAGCTACGCGAATCTGGGGACTGTGTAGTCCAAGTGGCAGTGGATGTGCCAGAGTCTGTCCATGTCTCTGGATTGATTGGTTCTGGCTCCCATTTAAGCCTCTGAGTGATAAAGTCTAGTGCGCTTGCAGCCTCAGAAATTGACGCTAGGAAATCTAAGCCTGGCAAGTAATCGTCCAGCGTCGATCCTGATTCGGAAATGTCACCTACAAAAATCCCGACGTTCTCATACGCATCTATAGCGGCCAAATACTCGGCAACATCAACTAGGAATGATGCTGTCATAGTTGAAGAGTCCGAGGCCGTTATGGACTCATCATTAAATACTTGATATGTAAATGTTGGAAATATTGACTCTGTCGCAGTCAGTGCATCCGCAACAGCAAGATACATAGTTAGCGTACTTACGCTTGTATCTGATGCGGTAAGTGATTCTGAGACAGCTGCCACTGCTTGCAATGCGTTTGTGATTGCATCCGATACGCTTAGTGTCTCCGACACTTGAACCGGTATTGTCAAGATGCAAACTTGCGCATCTGATGCGCTGGCACTTTCAGATACCAGCGCCAAAAATACAATGGTGCTGCTGCGTGAATCGGAGGCCGTTACAGACTCGCTGGCAAAGGCAACTGCCACCAGGCTGGTATCTATCGCATCAGCAGCAGATGCTGACTCAGCAATGCTTGCCAACATCGTGGCAATATTGGTGAGGATGTCAGACGCTGATAGAGTCTCCGATATGGTTAGGCCAAGCGTTGTAATTGCTGAATTATCATCTGCTGCTGATCCTGACTCAGTCAGCGACTTGTCATATCCAAATCCACCTATAAGAGACTCGTAACCTCCAATACCATACGCACCATATCCATATAAATTTGCCCCATAGCCACCAGAAGAAGCGTAAACAGAGTACGAATTGCCTGGTGCGCTGAATGGTGTACCGAATGGCGCAAGACCGAACATGGTTAGTCAGCCGGTAACGGCGTATTGCCTTCAGCAATCCACTCCAAATACTGCTGATAGTCGGTGTTGGCGGGGTCAAATGGTATCCATGCTTTATCGGATAATCGCTGGACGCTATTTGTTTGTTGCGTCATTGGGTCTTTTGATAATTTATACATAGTTCACAACTCCGCAGATGCCGCGTAAAATCCTTGCCAAAATACATAAGTTGCTGTAGAGCTATACATTGCAAAAGATGTATCCCCTATATTATTTACGGTAGGTGCAATTAACCCACTAGCCCCAGTAGCTGGGTAGCCAGTCCAAGACCCAGACACACTAGAAGACTCATCTGCGGCGTATAGAGTGATAGTTGGTTGAGACCTTTTAACCACCATATAGCTCTGTGACAAGGTGTATATTACTCCACTCATTGTGACATTAGTGGGAGCAACCCTTCTAAGATTATAATTATTATTTGATGGTGATTGTGTACCTAATGCTTGAGATTGATTTATAGTTTTTTCAAAATATCTTTGGCATAAGATTAGTTCTCTACCTATGTCCCGATAATCAAAAGTTGTAGCTGCACTACCCTTTTCTAATTGTGCATTGCCAATTACCCAAGTTCCACTTGTCTGAGCGCCTACAGTAAACAATATTTCAATGCCGGTAGTGGCTGCGGCTGGGATGCTAATGTTTACGGTGTAATTTGTTAGGGTCGATGTGACGGTGAAAGTGCCTGTAGCAATTTGTGTTTTGGCAGACCATGTATCAGCACTAGTCGCATAGTTGGCAGTCCATGTAACTGTAGTCAGCAGCGAATTTGAGATATTTACAGACAACGTGGCGGTGCTTCCAGCCATGTCATAGCTGTTGGACTGCTCAATACGTTGACCTACTCCAACCGCCGTTACAGATGCCGCTCCTGTTACCTGTAGGTTGTACTGATTTGACCCCGACCCAGCAACTCGCGCTACGGTGACTGTTGCTCCTGTAGCGTAAGCGTACCAGCGGTCTATGGATGGGTAGGTAGGCGCAGTAGTCGGTACTGCTGCTCCAGATGTCCCAGAAGTTGCTCGTTGAGCAATCTGCATCAGACCATTGATAAGACGGTTTTTGAATCCAAATGTGTTTGGAATGTCTGTATAAAGAGCCTTGCTTGCAGGATATGTAATAAAGACGTTTTTTGTCCCTGCTGAAAAATTTACTAAACTGCCTGAGTTGCTTGACTCTAGTACAGTTGTCCTGGAAAGTGTTGTACCAGAAGATGTATAGGTTCCAATTCCAACTTCCCAATTTGTACCGTCGGTAATGCAGTAGTAGGTCGTATTGCCATTACCAACTGCGGCAAATGACTGATATCCAATCGTTGCACCGGCAAGCGTTATGGTTCCAGTACCCGTAGTGGTAGTGGTTTCCTGTACTCGGTCATCAAGGACTAGAGCCATTAAAGACTCCTATAGTTCAGATTGCGACAAGTTCGTTTTCTTTGAAGAAACGCTCTTGTGCCTGGTTGTATTGATCGGTGTATTGAACCTTGAACAGCAAGGTGGACTCGTCATCTACAACTGCACCGACCACAATTGTGCCGATCATGGATGTTCCGCTAATGATCACGCTATCGCCTGTCTTGAATGTCATAAATAATTCCTTAGACCGACGCGGTATAGGTGACGTTCAAGGTGTCACCAGAGGCGATAGAACGATTGCCACCAGTAAAGCTACCAGCAGAGTACAAAATACCCGTAGTACCCGATTTAGTGCTTACAGTGGTCAGAAATGCACCAGCCACGGTAGCTGTGGCGTTAATTGTGAAAGATGTAGCGGTGGATGCCTTAGAACCAGATGCGGCCGCGTTCCATGCTACCGATGGACGGGTTGCATTGGAGTAAGGAACAGTCTCGCTCCAGCCAGCGTGCGAGGACATAGTGTCACCAGCGGCATAGGTTGGGGTAGAGGCTCCATCAACTAAGCCAACGTACCAGGCTGCGGTGTAAGCAGAGCCAGCAAAATACTTGTCTAACAAGTCATTCTTACCAACAGTCACCACCAAATTTTTTATTTGCTGTGACCACTTCAGATTGCCATCCTTGTCAAAGCAAGTCAATTCATAAGAACCGGTGATGCCGATGCTTTCATTCATGTCGGATTGGCGTGAAATTACTACGCTTGCGGCGTCTTTACTGTTGATGCGTTCAGATTGCATTTTGTTCTCCAAAACTGGGAAAATTTTAACCGAAAGACCTTGCGCGTGACTTTAGAGCGCCACCGCTAGTCGCTCCGCGCTCATCTGCAATTTGCAGTTCTTCAATACCTCTCTGGTACAAGCCAGCCCACACTTGAATTCTTGCGTCATCCTGTAGGTATGGTGCAGCTTGGAGCAGTGAACCGTACAGGTACACGTCAGGCGCTTTGGTAAGCAGCCAATTGGTAGTGTTGGACGTGGATAGCTTGGCGAGTTTGCTGTAGTAGATCAACTCTCCGGTGTAGCTAGAATCTGGAATGGGGACAACGCGAATCTGAGACCCGACAACGCCAAAAAACTTAGGCTTCCCGCTAGATGTATAAATTGTCAGTAAGTCATCCAGACTGTCGATAGTCTCAAACTGCAACGGGCTAACTGGGTTGGTGTCCATCTTGAACGTCCGCGCCTCTAAGAAGTCGCTTGGCGTTGAGTTGTACTCGGCATCGATGGTGGCTGTAGCGCGTGTAATCATCTGAGTGGTGCGCAATGTGCGCTCCATCTGCGCTTCAGCAAGAGAGACAAAGTCGGTAATGGCAGATGTGAGATCGCTACGGTTGAGCCAATCGGCAACCGAGGCTTTTAGTTCAGCGTAGGTGCTAAGTGCCATGCTCTGCCTTTTCCTTCTCGATGTCGCGCATCATCCAGGTGTGGTCGTGCTTGAATTCAAACGTCCCAATGTGGCCGATCTCTTTGCTCACGTCGTGGTCTATGTAGATTTTATACCCTGCGTCCTGCGCCTTGCGGCAGAAGAAGATGTCCTCTCCGATGTAGCCTCTGGCGTCAGTGCGCCAAGGTGTCTCGAACCAAGGTTCTGTTAGCTTCTCAAATACGTTGCGCTTGATCAGCATCACGCCCATGCCGATGCTACCAACTTCCTCAATGCCGGTTGACTCGGGCATGGTGTAAATCAATTCGCGCTTTCCATCAGAATCGTACTTCTGGGCAGTCGGACCTGTAGGGATACGTCGGCGTGCGCAGTTAGTCGCCACGATGTCCAGATCGTGCTTGAGCAGACGCTCAATCATGTCTTGGGGGAATGTCATATCGGAGTCGATGAACAGGATATGGCTGCAGCCCTCGGCCATCGCATCCAGCGCTAGATCAGCACGCTGGTTCTGTATCAGCGTACCCTGCATGATTTTCAAACTCACTGCATCTGTCGTGTTCAACGTGTGGTAGCAAACCATATTCACCAGGCAATAGGTAAAGTTGGCGTGAACCATGTCCCGCGCTGGAGTGCAGACTGCAATGTAGTTATTCATACTTGTCCAGGTCTCGTTCTAAAAAATCTGTTGTCGGGGTCATTGAGCCAGCGTTTCATGTACGCCTGATCATCCAGCTTGCCCTCGGCCTTGAGTTTGTAGTAGACGCCTTCTGGAATGCTGGCAACGTGATGCCACTCGCCCTTCCAGTTTGCACGCTCATCTACATGGTTGAAATCTGCCTTGTTCGCTTCAACAACTGCTGTGACATCCTGCTGAGTCTGAATTGTTGCCTGGCCGGTTTCATCGTTGTAATGCCAAAAGCGGGTAATACCCGCTTCCTTGTTATCGTCAAATACTTGATTGTTCATGCGTTAAAAAAGGGACCAGGTTGCCCTGATCCCTTCTAGTTGATTACGACGTAATCAGGTCAGCAGCCAGGCCGTGGGCGTTCTCGGCCAGCACCTTGTGACCCCACTCCACCAGCAACATACGCTTCTCAGCGTCGCCGGTCTTAGCAAGTTCAATTTGCTGGTAAGGACGCAGCACAACCATCTTGGCGTACTCAGGATCGAGTACCCATGCATCACGCTCACGTTGGAACCTGTTCGCTATAACGGCCACTGTCCCGAAATCGCTGACGTATAAATCAACCGCGCCGATCAATGTCGCAGGTTTTTCACCGCCGTTGATGTTGAAACGGCTAGAGGCGATACCAGAGAATCCGCTGACGCGCTGCTTGTTAACAGGGCCGGTCATTAGAATCTTAGGCGAACCACCAGCAGCCCACACTTGCTGAATCACATTCTTGAGAATGGTCTCAGTGAAAGTGCGCACAGTGCCGTCAGTACGGGCGCTGCTTGGCAGCGTGGTATAGGATGGGTTAGTACCATCAGTCTGCTTGTCTACGTTGGTCTTGACCCACGCGCCCAAAGATGCAGTACCGCGTGCGGTGCTGGTGCTACCAGCAGCAGCCACAGCGCCGTTCAGCATGGTGAACTCTTGGTCGCGTTTCAGTTCGGCGCTACGCTTGGCGATCTGGTAAGCCAGTTCGCTGCGACGGCCAGCCTTGTTAACCACCTCTTCAGTCGCGGACAAGATGATTGTCTTGCGCGAAATCTGAGCGTAGTTTTGCAGGCGAACGGTTGCGGTAACAGCGTCAAAAGAGGCGACATCGTCACCCTCAATCTGCTTGTTAGCCGCTGCTGCCGCCAGGGTATCGCTTTGGAATTCAAACAGCGAATTGCTGATTGACTCACGTCCGATGTTACTCATGTAGGGAGTTTCTTCGGGTGCGATATTGGTGATGATGTTGGACAGGTCTTCACGGATACCTTTGGCGTCAAAGGTGGTGAAAGTATTAGTTACGATTGCCATGATTTACTCACTTTAATAAAAGTTCAATTGCGGAGACCGCGTCTTGGACGCGACCACTTTTTGCAAGACGTTGTTTTGCACGCGTTGACTCGCTTGTTGTGGAGACTCGACCCGCTGCTCCTGGCTTGGCTGGTCTTGGGCCATTGTTAGTCACCGGCTTGATGTTGCCCCGCTTGGACATCATCTGCTCGTACAGTGCCGCTTTACGCAACACGCTTACGACACGGTGGTCAAAAATGTTCTTCAATTCATCAGGCTGGAATCCTGCCTTCTGGCCGAATTCAATGAGTAACGCTTTCTCTGCCTTGGCCTTGACGGGGTCTTTCCACTCGGGTAGGACTTCCATTAATTTGTCTTGCTCTTGAGCAAGAAATGCCTGCATAGACTGCGCTTGTTCATAGTTAGAGATTTCTGCAAGTCGCTGCTGTTCGCTCTGAATAGCGGCGTACTTGGCCTGGTTCTCACGCACTAACTCTTTCTGCCTCACCCACTCGATGGGGTCTTCTTGATAAAGACGGTCCCAATCGATTTGAGGCGCTGCCGCCTGCTGAACTTGCTGCTCCAATGCTCCTAACAATTGAGCGTACTGCGCACGCTCGGCGCGGATGGCCTGGCTTTCTTGCTCGACTTGCTTGCGCACCTCGGCAATCTGCTGGGTTTTCCGCGTGTAGTCTTGAGTGCGTGAGTAACCTTGCTGGAGTTCGTCAAGCGTTACAGTAACTTCCTTGCCATCTACTTTGACGGTGAAAGTCTGCGGCTCTTC